ATAAATAATCAAATTATTAATCAATGGAATAATGTAATGCAATGGGTAATGACCGACGGTCTTACTGGTGACGTTCAAACAGCTTTTAATAATGCAGTTGCCGATGGAACATTGAATACACTTTTCAATACAGTTATGGGTGATAAAACTACCTTATTAACTGCTGATAAAGATACAGTGGTCCATGCTATAAATGATTTGGTGAATATTATTGGTGGTTTGAATGGATTAACAACGTCAGATAAAACGTCAGTTGTTAATGCGATAAATGCATTGGTTACTAGTGATTCAGGAAAACTCACAAAGTCTCAAGCTGATGGATACTATTCAGCAATTGGAGCATTAACGAAAGCATTAGCTGATACGTATTACACACCAATAGCAAAGGGAATTCAAGCTCAAGGACAGAAAATGGAAATTGTAACACTAACTTTTACCCCTAGTGGTTCAGGTACTAGTGTTGCATCAAACTCACCTGCTTTTGTAAATACTTATACATCAATTAAAGCAGTTGTTCCATGTCAACATGGAGGTACTGTTCCTTCATACGGAAATGCATTAGATCATCCGTATATTACTGCTTTAACAACAACAGGATTTACTGCTACATTAACTGCCAATGGCGGGAACATTGCGGCAGGCACATTTACAATGGCATTTTTAGTAATAGGAGTTTAAGGAGTGAAATAAGTGGATAAACCAATACTTTTTAATCAGTCAATAAATCCTTTAAAACTTCAAACTTTTCAAAGGTACATTCCAAGTGCTTTTACTGATGCGCTTTCTATGTTAGAAAAGGTTAACCAAACGATTAAAGAATTGAATCGAATTGGTGAACTAACAAACGGTATTGTGGATGAATGGAATACTGTAATGGATTGGTTAATGTCAGATGGTGTTAACGGTAGTATTGAAAATAAAGTCAATTCAATGCTTGCTGATGGGACACTAGCGAATGTTATAAATAATGTGTTATTTAACCAATTAAACACAACCATTAATACTGTACAAACAAGTGTTACGAATTTGCAAAACAACAAAATCTTTTACGGTACTCCCGAGGATTTCGGTGCTAAAGGTGACGGTGTTACAGATGATACAGCCGCTATTCAAGCATGTTTAACAGCAAGTTGGATAACAGATTTTAAATCACAAGATTATCTTTTTAGTGCTACATTAAAATTACCTAAAAATCATTCGATTCAAGGTAATCATGGACGACTAAAAGCATCATCAGTATTTACAGGAAATAACTTTGGATTAAGTATTCCATTTAGTCTACTGTTATATATTGAAGCTCGTGACCCTGTATCATTAAGTGAACAAGACATGGCAACAGCTCATGTTAGGAACTTGAGAATTCAAGGTATAGCAGGAGCAGGAATGACAGGAATGTACTTAGGTACTTCTAATAGAAATAACGTTACACAATCATCATCGGTTAACTATTCAGTTATGAAAGTGCATTTTGAGAACATCAATATTGCTTTTTGTAATGATGGTTTAAATGTTGGTGAAGCGTGGCAATGTAATTTCGTTAATGTTCAAACCGATTATATCACAGAATATGCATGTGTTATTTCAGGTCAATCTGTTAACAATACTTTTACTGCTTGTGTGTTTAATACAGGTGCATCAGGTACAAGAGGATTATATATCACAAGTGGTGTTTATAATGGTGTTCGTAGAAGGCCTGAAGGAAATAGCTTTAATGGCGGTTTTATTGGACAGGCACAAATTGGTATTGAAGTACAAGATTCATTTGTAACTAAGTTTAACAATGTAATTGTTGACTTAAATACCACACATGCAGTACTCATAAATAACGCTGATGCTTATGTCACTCAAGATACAGTATTTGAAAATTGTTATCTAATGAGTACAGGAGCTTTAGTTCTTAACATTGGTGATTCAGCAAATTGTAATATGTCTACATTCAGAGATTGCAACTTTATTCCTGCGGGAAGTGGTTCGCAATGTGCAATGGTAGGACAGCATCAATGGTGTAACATTGTTAGTTCTACGGTTACAGGCACTATTACTTATGCAGGTAATGCACGAGGTAACTGTAAAGATAACACATGGAATGAATTAACTAGTGTTTCACCAAGAATACTGTTACAAGGTGGAACAGGTGTTACAAATAACAATAACAGATTCTTGCTTGATGCAAGTGCAGTATTGGTAGCATAATATGACACTCACATGGATAGCGCCAAATGATACATTTTTAACCAATGCTCAACAGATGAATAATGCTCAATTGGTTGCTACCCATTTTGTGGGTACTGATTGGACAAAAGAAAGTCTTAGTGCATTGATTGGAAATATGGCCCATGAATCGTCACTAAATCCGTCTATGCATGAACTCGGATATGGTGACTCCCCTTCTAGGGGTTACGGGCTTGTGCAATGGACACCAATGACGAAATATACTGATTGGGCAACAGCGAATGGATTAGACTACACAAGTGGTGATTCACAATTAGCCCGAATTGACTATGAAGTAACTAACAATATTCAGTGGGTAGCAAATGGGTATCAAGTGCGTTACGGAATGGGAACAAAATATAACTTTAGTTTTGCTGATTTTAGGAAGAACGTACAAGGTCTTTCTGTGAATGATTTAACGGAAGCTTTTATGTGGAACTATGAAGGGCCTGCCTTGTCAGCAGGACAATCAAGTTTATCTGCTCGACAATCATTTGCAAATCAAGCTTACACAGGTTTGGACTGGACTGGAACAGGTGGAGGAACTACACCACCTCCACCGCCTAATAGTGATAGCGGTTTGATTCCCTTGTTATTATCTGATGCACTATTTGGATGGAGATGAAGTAATGAATGATGAAAAAATAGCTAAGTTAGAACAGGAAGTTTATGATTTAAAAGTTAGAACTTCTGTGAATGAAACAAACATTAAAAGCGTGACTGACGATGTGAAAGAAATAAAGAACAATACAAGTAAAATGGTTTGGTTGGTTGGAAGTGCGTTAATCCTTACTCTACTGAATCTTATTATGAAAGGGGGTGTATTCAATTGAATCAAATCAATTATAAAACACTTATTCCTGCTTTAGCAGGTGCATTCGTTTTAGTCTATGAAGCGAGTACAGGTTTGAAGCTAGATACTAATGCAGTTAATTACTACACTAATGAAGCATTAACACTAGCAGGTATTATTGGTACAGTTTGGGGTATTTATAAGAATCATAAAAAATAATTACTATAAAACATTAATCAAGGAGTGAATAAGTTATGCAAATCTCACAAAATGGTGTTCGAATGGTAGAAGGTTTTGAAGGTTTAAGACTTAATGCTTATCAAGACGTTGTTGGAGTATGGACAATCGGGTATGGTCATACGTATGGTGTAAGGTCTGGACAAGTGATTACACAGGCAACAGCAGAAGCTTATCTAAAATCTGACTTAGAAGCAAGCGAAAATTTTGTGAATGATTTAGTTAAAGTTCCTTTGAATCAAAATCAGTTTGATGCACTTGTGAGTTTCGTGTTCAATTTAGGTGGTGGTGCATTAGCAAAGTCCACACTTTTACAATTATTGAATAAAGGGGATTATAAAGGTGCATCAGGACAGTTTGATTTATGGGTGCATGCAGGTGGTAAAGTTGTGCAAGGTTTAGTGAATCGTAGAAATGCTGAACAAAAGTTGTTCGATACACCTGTTGGTCCTGTGATTCAGAATTATACAATTAGAAGTGGCGAAAATTTAAGTGTTATTGCTAAAAGACAAGGAACAACAGTTAGTTATCTTTTGGGGCTAAATCCTCAAATAAAAAATGCAAATTTAATTTATGCAGGACAAGTCATAAAAGTGCCTGCTAGATAAAACCAAAGGAGTGGTTAGGAAATGAGTGTAACAATTGATAAATCATTGTACTATGACCCAAACAAAATGTTGTCTTATAATCGTATACTGAATTGTGTCATAGGAGCAAGGGGTATTGGTAAATCATACGGGTTAAAGAAATATGTAGTTAATAGAGCGATAAAACAAGGTAAACAATTTATCTATCTAAGACGCTACAAAGACGAACTCAAAAAGATTATCAACTTCTTTAATGATATTAAGCATGAGTTTCCTAACCACGAATTAAGGGTTAAAGGCAGACAGTTTTTCTATGCTGAAAAAGGTAAAACTGATGCTAAAGGAAATATCAAATGGATATTGATAGGATGGGCTATTCCGTTGAGTGCATGGCAGAGTGAAAAATCCAATGCATATCCTGACGTGGAAACGATACTGTTTGATGAGTTTATTCGTGAGAAAGATAATAGCGGTTATATTCCAAATGAAGTTCCTGCTTTGTTAAACTTAATGGATACTGTTTTTCGTGGTAGGGATAATGTAAGATGTGTATGCTTGAGCAACAGTGTTACAATATTAAATCCATATTTTCTTTATTTCGGATTGCTTCCTGACATAACAAAAAGGTTTAATGCTTATAAATCAGTTTTGGTTGAGATTCCTGATTCAAAAGACTTTGCCAATGAAAGACGGAAAACTAAGTTTGGTGAGTTGATTGATGGGACGGAATACGGTGAAATGTCACTAGATAATAAATTCGTTAATGATTCTAGTGTCTTTATTGAGAAGCGTTCCAAGGAATCAAAATTTCAGTTTACAGTTGTATATAATGGGATGTCTATTGGTGTATGGGTAGATGTTCAAAGAGGTATTATGTATTTAGCTAATGAACACGACCCATATACTAAACTAAGTTTTGCACTCACTAAAGATGATGCGAGCGAGAACACTATGTTAACTCAAGGATGGAAGCAAAACTACTACCTAAAGAAGATGGTAAGTGCATTCCTTAAAGGGTATCTTAGATTTGACAATCAGGTGTTGCGTGGTATAGGTTATGAAATGTTCCAAAAGATGCATATTCAGTGATTTATATGTGAAAGTTTTGGGGTTGCCACTATTCCTTGAATAGTGGCAGACCTTGAACTAGTAATTTGTTGTATTCTGTTTGTGTTATTATTCCTGCTTTGAATAAGTCGTTTAACATTCGTTCATATTGGTCTTGACTTATTTCATCGAATGAATCCACTATGTTATTTGGTTGAGATTTTTGACGTTCTTTACGTTCTTTAAATTTCTTTTCTGCTTGTATCATTGATAACACTACTATGAGCATTAAACCTAATCCTATTTCGAGTATGAAATAATCCATAATACACCTCTGATGATTGTTGTTAAAAGTAGTTCTAAGATGAAGAGTGGAATGTTTATTTCCATTTTGGTTCACCTACTTTGTTTGGTTTGGAGAATGTATACTAGATTGTATACATTCCCCGTTTACTGATTTGTTTACACTTCTTCTTTTGCTACACGCCTAATGCGTGAACCTTTTACCACTTTTTTAGTTTCCTTATCTTCCTCTTCAAGAAAATTATTTCCGTTTTCCAAATCAGCATCAGTATCTTCATCAGCATCTTCATCTTCATCTTCATCAACATCAGACCCTTCATTTTCGTCTGTTACTAATTCAGCAATTTTGATGAAATCCTCAACTTTCATGCGATAAACCTTTGATTCAGTTTCAAGAGCAAATATTGTTGAACCGATACCGTGTAATTTGTTCACACGTTTTTGAGCTTTTTCTTGTGAGATAGTTCCAAGTACTGTGATAGGTTCTAAAACCGCTACTTCTGGAATGCCACTTTCACCTACTACGATTTTGCCTGCTTTGATAATTGTTGATGTTACCTCTTTAGTCATGTATTGACGTGCCATTTTACATCCATCCTTTATAGGTTATTTGGTAGGTTTAAAACCTCCATTGAGTGATTATACTTTCATGTATCAGTATAACCACTCTAGCAAGATTTAAACGTTACTTGATTACTATGAATTCATCCATAAAGAATTTAAAGCGTCCTTTTCGGAAAAATGTTCTACCTTTTTTGGTTGTGTAAAGCTTGTATTTACGAACCTTATTTTCGAACTGTATTACTGCTTTATCTTCTATACCGTATTCGATTTCTATAAGACATGCAACCAATGGATAATTTGTTTGGTTATAAGCTAAGATAAAATCATCAGCAGTTAATTTATTCATTTTCAGCACCTGCTTTCATGGTGCGTTGGATCATTGCCATTATGTCTTGTGTAGCTTGAGCGTATCCGTTAATGTAACCACTTGATATATGACCGTCGATTTCTGCCTGTTTTTGGACAGATTTAGCCCCTGCTAATTGAGCTTCTACCATCATTAATACGAAATCCATTTTTGCACTGTTTGTCATTTTCTTTTTCCTCCTTTTATTGTAACACCTTTACTACTCTTTAATTATAACACTTTTAACGCTTTTTGTAAAGCATTATTTTAACCTTTTTTCAACTCCTTTCAATTAATTTATTAACTTACCTTATATACTTATTATAACAGAACATAGAAATAAATCAATAATAAAACATAAAATAATCATTAATTTAATGCATAAACTATCGACATTTTTCGACCTCCCTCAAGCCCTCTTTTCGACAATCTGTTCCCCTTCTGTTCCCCTCCCTCTATACATAGTGTTCCACTAATTGCAATAAAATATGTATCAAAAAATATAAATTTATTTTGCACATTTTTATTGACTTTTTCGTGCATGGGGAAATGAGTGATTTCAGGTTTTTAGAACACTATT